GGAATAAGGTCCTTTGATTACAGAGACACCAAAATGGTTGTCAAACAGTAGCCATGCTGCTACACCATCCATGTCATCTTCATGGAATTCTAAGTCTTTAAATGTTTTCATAATTATATTTTTAAGATTAATAAAATAATAAGTTGTTATTGGCTGTACTCAAGACCAATATTCATCACATCTTACCTATCAGGACATCCTGTGGCATTACCCAACTTTACTACCTGCTTTTTATGCAGCACCCATATCCTATGGGTAGTGAGGAGACGCTCTGTGTGATTACAACTTATTAAGATTAAAAGGGTGATTCATCATGTTTGTCACTTAACTGACTATCCCATTCTCTTCCTGCATAAGAAAAAATCTTATGATTCGGGAACACAGATTTTGCTGCTTCTATAGCAATAGAATCATCATACACACCATAGTCTCCGGACTTAGAGTATAAAACAACACTGTTGTTTATTACTTTAATCCATCCACCATTAATAGTATCCCAGTTATATTCACGGAATATATTACTGATCATACTATGTGCATTACTTACAAATCTGTAAGGGTCAAAACAGAACCTATAAGATTTAGTTTCTCTATGCTGTTGTATAATGAATTTAGCACCATTATCAATAAGCAAATCAGTAAAGTCTAACTTTTGTTTGTAGACTTTAACTGCAGTATTGAACATCTTGTGTTCTAACTTAGCTATTTCATCACATTTCTGATAATACCAATTTTCATATTGTATGTTATCAGCTTCATCAATTTCTTCTTTATCATCTAACTCTATTTGTTTAGTAGATAAAGCTTTGACAGCTTCCATAACTTTCTCAGTCATCTTTGCTTGATGCTGATACATGCTAGGATTAACAGTAGCTAAAAATCTATCTGACTCAGCTGCTGTAACGTCATGGTTATAGCTTGAACCTGCAAATGATTTGAAGTCACTACATGGAACAGTAAATTCTGGGAGTCTTTTAGTAACTAACCATATGTATGTATCATTGTAAGAAGTTACAGTGTACATACCTTGTCTAGAGTTTAAATGGATTTTCATTTTGAGTATATTTTTGAGTTTATAATTTAGACTACTCTACAAGAGAGTAGTCTAAGTTTAAGTTTATAACATCTTTATAATCTAAGATTTTGATTTCACTGATTATTCTAAAAAAATCACCACCATTACTGTAGTAGGTGTGATTGCCTATGTTTTTAGATAAGTCTTTGCTTGTGGTATATACAAATGATACACCGCCTTTAGTTTTGCATAAATAATTATTCATGGTAGTTTATTTTAAGTTTATAATTTGATTATTAGTTGGGAACAGAGATAGTTCCGGAAGCCTTTACTGTGAAACACTACCTTCCTAATGTAATAGAGAATATATAAGGAATAGTAAAGGTGTTAATATAGGTTTATATAGTTGTACTGTTATTAATGTGTAAATGCTCACATTAGCTATATAAAATGTATAGTGTGAGCTAGTTAGTGTAATCTAGGTTAACATGATGTGCTTAAGATATGCAAGGAGTAGAACACCTTTTCTCAACTTAACACACACATTTACCTAGTTTTTGCAAGCATATCCAAAAAATTAACTGCTTGATTATCAGATACTGAGTCTCATTGTTACACACGGTGGAGACAAAGATATAACTACTCCATGTGTTCTAGAGTTAACATGATTAACATGTAAAAAAGATAACTATCAGCAATAAGCAATTGGCATGATTAATGACAATTGCAAATTCTGTAAAGGGTTAGAATAAAATAGGGCAGACTTGTAAAAAAGAAACTACCCTTTCGGGTAGTCTCTCTTGTTAGACATTGTCTAAGTCTGCATCTTCTACATCATCTACAACTTCTGCAACTTCATCTGCAATGTCTGCTGCAGATACTACAGATGCAGTACGTGTACCAAACATCTTACCTGTAATCTGATCTACAATCTTAGTTGCAAATTGTTCTTCTGCTTTGAATGTCTTACTCAAAGCCTGTGCTCTACGCATCTCACTGTTGTCTAAACTATATTTACCTGCACGACTTCTGTATAGTTCAACTCCTCCTGCTTTGTCATAATCCAAAGTAGGATATGCCGTGAAGAACAACGGTAATCCTGATGTTTCATCAGTAACTGCTTGTGGATTATCTTTAAGATAATCTTCAATCTCTTTAGTGTTTCCTTTTACTGTAAACACAAAGATTTCATTCCCATTCTTTGGGTAACTGCTTTTAAATACTGCTTTCATAACTTTTTGTTTTTAGTTAATAATTGTTATCAAAATAAGTTAAGGGTTAGAAAAAAATAGGGATGAAATAAAAGAACAACAGGAAGGCAGTCCTCCACTATACAATGTGCACATTATATACTGTCCTTACCTATTAATAACCTGTTGTTCTCTTGTTGTCATTTTCTGTTAATTCAATGCTGACAACATTTACATTGGTAGTCCTGCTTCCGGCCAAGAAGCGTAGTAATAATCAGAATCTGCTGTGACTACTTGGCATATCTGATAATATATCAATATTTGTTAAGGGTTAGAAGAAATAGGGCTCAACTCTGTGCACATACATCATCTGTGTGAGTCTGTATACAAAACAATATCTATTGAGAAAAAAATATATACCAGCCTAAGCTGGTATATATGGTGCTGCTTTGCCAATGTAAAGGCTTTTATAGCCTGCTTCATTGGTGAATTCAGCACAGTTGATCTTGTAGATTCCTGGTTTAGGAATCAACTTAGATACAACGGCTTTTGGTACATTGGGAAGAAAGGCTTCGCCTGCCTTCACAGTGTATAAAAAGTCATGCTTTTTGCTATTGAAGATTTGAACCACAAGTTCATTCTTCCAATTGGAAAATGTATTTTTCATAGTAAATTTATTTTACTATCTGTTCAGGGTTGGTCTAAGCTGAGAGAGACAAATCTTTTTCTCCTTCAAGAAAAAGTTTTTTTCTCCAGCTGTATGAAAGCCAGAAGGGCAAAGGCATAGGGGGTACCCCGAAGCTTTAGCGGAGGGGGGAGGCTTGCAGTGGGGGATCCACTCAACTCATCACATACACTGGGCCCAAATTCCGGAATAAAATTTTTAATAAATTTCTCACAGCAATATTACCATTTGGTAAGTTACTATGTGGTAACATAAGGGCCAATGAGCACGGGGCTAAATTAAAAAGGTACCTGTCCCTATTGTAGAATAAAAAAGATTATTATATTTGTGCTTGTCATATGGGTGCTGTTTCCGCTTTTACCTAGTATGTTTTTAGTAAGGAGCCCTGAGTAAAATACAGGGCTTTCTTACTGAATAGCTTCTTTAGCTCAGTTGGTTAGAGCACTAGACTGTTAATCTGGGGGTCCTAAGTTCGAGCCTTAGAAGAAGCGCACTCCATCCCTGTAGATAGGATCTGCAGGTTCAGTACCAGGTAAGCATACCGTAAGAACTGCTCACTAGATCTGGTCTTCTCTGCGCAGGAAAGTGAATGTGCACTAAGTCTGGTTGACGAACCCCACTTAGTCAGTCATATAACTGTTAGCAACACCCAGGAAAGTTTCTCTGATCAAGAATTACTACCTGGGTTTTTTATTGCTAAAAGTTTTTTATATTTGTGCAACCAACAAACGTATTAGTAATGACAAAGAAAAAAGCGGAAGAGCCTATCAAAGTTTTGGAGATACTATCTCTGGTCAATGGGGCATATGAAATCAGAATGGCTCAGTTTGAAAGAGCAGCAGTTCCTGTAGTTGTAGGTTTATTAGAGAAGGCAAAGTTTGATTTGCTTGCTAGAGACTTTGATGAAGATGGACCGGCTGAAGAATTTCCTATAACATCCACTAATAAATATGATGCATAATGATTAAAAGGTATATGACAAGACCTACATATGTTGATGTATTAAAGTATGTAGAAAGCGATAGAGATTCTGTATTTGAATTTACAGGTGGGAAAGCTGAGTTTATTATACCGGTAAACACAAAACAATTGACATTATATGTGCACACAGATATAGGTCCTAAGAAGTGTAATGCAAATGATTATATTGTAAAGGATAAAGATGGTAAATTTACTGTGCTTACTTCTGCTCAGTTAGAGGATATGTTTTTAAAGGTTAAGAGTCATGCCGGAGAGAAGTGATTTAGAGACATGTTGTTTGATACCTGAACATAGAAGAACATATCTGTGGGTAGCAGCAGGAGCACGTAAGTTTTCACTAGGTATCCTGAAGCAAATGGTAAAGAATAAGAATTGTGTACTTCATCCGGGAAGTTTTGAAGAGTATGAACCAGGAATATTTAGAGCAATTGCTATTCCTAAAAATAAATAGTAATGGATACTAAAGAATTTGAAAAAACATTGGCACCTAATAAACATGTTGCTGTAGGAATAACAACTGTTGAAGTTACAATAATTGGTGACACATATCATTTTACTGATTTAAGTACAGGTTTAGAATCTTATCCTGGTAGTAGTAAATCATATCATATGAAATTTACCCCTAAAGTGGATTTCTTAAAAGTTGACCGTAGTAATCTTGAAAATCTAAAACCATATCAAGAAACTATGGCAAATGATTTTGGAGACATTACAATGAAACTTGTAAATGTAAGAAACTTACTTGCTGATGAAAAATTTATTGCTAGTATATCAGAAGAAGAACTAGTTTCTTTTAAGAAATACAGAGAGCTATTAGAAGCAGGTGGTTATGTAATATCAGAATTATTATCTAAATTTAATAAATAAAAAGATGAGTAAAACAAGTAACAAGAGTAAGATTGAAGCTTTGAAAGGATGGCTTCAAAGTATTATGTTAAACATTAAAAAATATAAGTAATGTCTGAGACAGTTATTAACATTCCAGAAGGAGCTCAAGGAGGAATAGAGCTTAATGAAACTAAGATACTTTCATTTGGAGAACAACTAGTAGGGATTGAGTTCAATCCTTCTAATGATGCTGGTGTAGCTAAAGTAAAACAACTATGTGCTGAGATTGCAAACATTTTAAAAGACAGCTATCAAGATGGCCCAGGAAGTCCGGTTAAGAGTTTGCTATTTGATCATGCAGTTGGAGAATTAGTAAGTGCACAAATGGCAGTAGTAAAAGTAATCACGTTTAAATAAAAAGAAAATGAAACAGTTATTCGGAAAAAGAATCTTAATCAATGTACCAAAGATTGAGAAACCAGTTATTGAATTAAGTCCTGCTCAAGAAGCAGCGCGCGAAAAAGAAGCTATCCAGAAATGGACAGAGCTTGAAGTATTTGCCGTGGGGGATGAAGTAGAAAAAGTTCAAGCCGGGGATAAAGTATATGTACAAACATTTGCTTTAGAAGGTGCTGAAAAAATCATGATTGGTGAAGAAATGAAGTTATTAGTAAAAGAGTTTGACATTGCATTTAAATACTAATGGGAACACCGGACTACAACGAATATATTAACATGCAAAGAAAACAAGTTCTTGAGGAAAGATGTGCTGAAGCAGCTAAGGAATCACAACTTGCAACCAGCTCTCCTACCGTAGCAGCTAAGACTGAAAAAAAAGAACAGTTGTTTTGTGAGAAGATGGAAGCTATTAGACCTGCTCATTATGGAGGGGCGGATAATCCTTACGAAGTATTTGCAGTATTAGAAGCTTGGAACTTAGACAAAGACTTTTATCTTGGTAATGTAATTAAGTACGTTGCGCGCGCGGGAAAGAAAAATCCTACTAAAGAAAAGGAGGATTTACAAAAAGCTTTAGTATATTTGCGACGAAGAATTGATAGTTTATGAAAACAGCCTTTTACATAATGGGAATTATAGTCCTAATTGTGTTATTCCAATTACAAGACAAGTTAAGAAAACCTGTCTATAGTAGAATGCACAATGTATGGAATGAAGATAAGGATAGTATCCTTATGGCAAATGCTATTGTAACAGTAATGTTAATCATGGCATTTATTCTTGGACTACATATGTAATTAGTTCTTGCCAAAGAAATCAAGTCCTTAGTTTACTAAGGGCTTTTTTTTGTGGGAAATTTTTTGTATATTATTAATAGTATTTATAATAAAAATAAAAAATTATGGACATTTTAAATTGGTTTAGTTGGACTAAACAAAACAGAGTAGTTACCTCAGTAAGTGATAATGCATTAATTGCTGTAGGTGAACCTGATCCAAACAGAGATGATAAGTATTTGACAGTTGCTGTTAAAAGATCTATTCTTTTACCTACAATACCAAGACTTCCTAACTATGTAAATGATGCTGCTGTTAATGCTGTAGTAGATACACCTTTAAAAGGTCAAATGTATTTTGATACTACATTAAACAAGGCTAAAGTGTATAATGGTTCAGCATGGCAAGCAATGAATTAATAAATTATAGATATGAGTTTTCAAGGACAAATAAATTTTGGGTATCCTATAACATCCCACAATATAATAACAACAATTCCTGATAATGCTGTGTTACCTTTATCATTAGGTAGCAGTTTACAAGGTAATACATTAGGTGTAACTTTTGCAGATTTAAAATCTCAAGTTGGTAGTATTCCTGTATGGGGAACTATTATAGGAAACATTAATGATCAGAATGATTTAATGAACATAATTAATGGCAAACAACCTTTATTATTTTCAGGTAGTAATATCAAAACTATTAATGGTAGCTCAATATTAGGAGGAGGTAACCTTACAGTAGGTGTAACTGATGGTGACAAAGGAGATGTTACAGTATCCGGTGGAGGTACAACTTGGACAGTTGATAATTTACCACAATCTAGAATAAACAATTTAACATCAGACTTAGCTGGAAAACAAGCTACATTAACTAATGGTTCTGTAACTGATAACTTATTAGCATCTACATTTGTTAAACCATCAACAGCACCCGTATTAACAGGAACAAACTTTACAAATATTCCTCAGTCAGCAGTAACTAACTTAACAACTGACTTATCAGGAAAACAAGCTACTCTTACATCAGGTTCTAATATCAAAACAATAAACAGCACATCTTTATTAGGAAGTGGTGATCTTGCAGTTCAACCAACACTTACAAGTGGAACTAATATTAAAACCATTAATGGTTCTAGTATATTAGGTTCAGGAGATTTAACAGTTGGATTACCAAGTTTTATTGAGTATAATACTACTGATAAAACTATATGGTCTAATGGTAAAGGTGATGTTTCAACAAACACAACATATGGTGATGGTGCATTAATTTCAAATACTACAGGTAGTAACAATACTGCAGTTGGTTATGCCGCATTAGCATCTAATACAACAGGTAGTAATAGTACTTCAATAGGTAGCGAGTCTTTAATATCTAATACAACAGGTGATAGTAATTTAGCTAACGGTTATGTTGCATTACGTTCAAATATAAGTGGTTCAGGAAATACTGCTATTGGACAAGCATCTTTATATACAAATACTACAGGTAATAATAATATTGCAATAGGTGTTGGATCAGCAGTGTTAAATACAACAGGTACAAATAATGTTGCAATTGGTTCTGGTGCATTACCAAATAATACTACAGGTACAAATAATGTTTCTATAGGACCTAGTTCAGGTAATTCAAATACTACAAGTAATAATAATACTATAGTAGGTGCATCAACATCTACAGGTAATTTTAGCGGATCTGTTATACTTGGTTTTGGAGCAACAGCTACTGTATCTAATCAATTTGTAGTTGGATCTTCTGGAACTAATGCAGGAGCAATAGCTACAGAAACTATCACACCTGATAGAACTTGGACAGTTAGAATCAATGGAGCTAACTATAAAATACCTTTATTGGCAATTTAATATTAAACTTTTAAATAAATATAC